CAGGGCAGCGTCGATCTTGTCGATGGCATCGTCTATTTCAGCCATCACAGACTGGGTTTGTTCGGGGGTATATACCAGATCCTCTTCAGGATCTGTAGAAGGCGGTAAGTCGAATAATTCTTCTAATTTCTTAGTCATGCCATATTTACCGGATCTGTTAACCCGGCTTATGGAACATGTCCTGCTCCGTTAGAACGCGAAAATGTATGCCTGCTCGCTTGCACCAGGCCTGTGCTGCTGCCCATTTAGCATAGTTCACAGCAACCACAGCACGATCTCGGCTGTTCATCTTGCTTTCGATCACACTTTGATTCTTGGGTTTGATCTCAATCATCTCGGCACGCTGTACATTGCCTCGTGTGCGATATGTGATAAAGAAGTCCGGCACATACATAGAGGGTTTGCCGGTTATGGGATTTTTGTATGGTATTGCTATGCTTTCACTGGCCCACTGGATCACAGCATCATTGTTGTCGCAGAAGCGCATGAATGAGTGTTCCCAGCCGGATCGGTAACGAGGTCGATTTTTGCCCACGTACTTGCCTGGATTGATGATCATGTATTCACCGTTGGCCCAGCGGCTCATGACAAAACATTCCTTGCAGTATAGTAGTTAGGAGTCACCGTGGCACCGTATCCCAGCAAGGTACTACCACTTCTTAAACTGTTGAGATAGTAGGTCAGTGTCAATGTGAGTTGAATTGAATCTTGACTTTGTATGCTGGCCAAAATGGTCAGCACTGATGTATTGGTCTGTTGCGCCACTCTAAACAAGGCCACGGTAAAATTACCCGCTGCTTGATCTGTGGTAAACACCGATCTCATGTAACTGTACACTGTGTCATACTCTTCGGCATTTACAAATGTTTCGTAGTTGTAAAAAGTATCAAAGATCCTGACAGTGAGATCTACATTGGTGTTGAGAGTGTTGACTGTGTTTCCCATGACTTTACCTAGGGTATATAACTGCCTTTGTTTTGACCTGGTGTGTTAGGTCGAGGAAAAGTGGTCACTATGGCACCGTTGCGAACGTATCCAGGAAGACTGGTCTTGAGAACATTTTTGAGCTGTTGGTTGGCTTCTTCACTGATGGTTGACCGTATGTCTTTATTTCTCCAGGTGTTGTATGCTGTGCTGGCTTTCTGTACTGCACCAATCACCCCAGTTAGGCCTTTGCCACTCTGCAGATCTTGCACAATACCAAGGGCAGCATCCACCAACCCGCCTTGACCCAGCACTGTACCGGTGCTGCCCGGACGACTAAGGCTAGAACGTATGTTGTCGTAGTAGGCAGGATCACCAAACCCAACCACGTTGGTATCGGGACGTACCTGTCCTATGGCTCCTTCATAATACTTCACAGTTTCATACTCAATTGTCATTGAATTTTGCATGGTTCCTGTACCTTGGCTGTAGTCATAGGTGTCATGATCCCAATTCTTGATCAGAGGATTGATCAGCACATAGGCCACCCATTTGTGCTGATTCAATCCGTACACCGTGATATCTTTGAAAAATGCCTGTTTACCTGTTCTCACGTCAATCACATTGGTTCCGTCATCGTACGCTTCGCCCACATAGCCCCAGTCGTTCACAGGACGATCGTTGTCGTAGATATCTCTGGTGTTGTAGGTAAATCCTGCTGCTGACTGATTCTGTCCCGAACTACCATTTGTGGCTCTGGGCGCTAGATATGTTTGTGAAGGATCCTTGTAGTAGTAACTGTAATAGTTGTACCACATGTTTCTTGTGACAGATGAACCATCATCATGGAATGTCATGGTCAGTGGACCATAATTGAGTTTTTTCTGTATGATTCTTTTGCGATTGTATTGATTGAGCGTTTCAGTGTCCATGGTGAATTTTGGCAACTGAATGGTCTTGACCATGAGTCCAATTTGCACTGCTTCTTCTGCAGGAAAAGCGTTGGCAAGAACATTAACTCCGGTGTTGATATTGAAGTAGGTATGGAACAAGAACTTGTTGCGAGGAACAAGTGCATATCCGTTGGGCAGGAAAGTTTTTGCGGCGTGGGCATAATCTTTGAGACCCTGCCCGCCAGCAAATTCTTTGAGGAAATCTTGTCCCCAAGACATTGTAGATTATCCTGTTACTACGTCGTTGACTGTTCGTGCAATGGTACTGCCAACACCTGTACCATTTGGCACTTGATTTGCATTGTCATAACGTATGGTCATCGCGATCTTCATGGGTTCTGAAGTGTTGTAAGCAGATGTTCCGTAATCAGCACTCTTGAGATAGCAACCATACAATTCCCATGTTTCCAACACAACAGGAGTGGCAGCACCGTTACCACCATCCAGAACTTCAAAACGTGTGAGGAACTTGTAGTCAATACCCGAAGCAGCTGACGCCATTTCAAGAAAGTCCATCTGCTTCTGTAATTGTTCGCCCACCAGTCGACTCACTGCACCTGACGCGTCATCACGCAGATTGCATGTGACATCGGCCCAGTGGTATTTGCCGGCCAATTTGAGTTCACTGTTGTAGATCGGAATGGTGATATCATCAAAACTCGCAGTGGGCCGCTTGAAGTCTATCACTTGTTTGGTTAATTCTGTTCGAGGTGTGCTCACTCCGAAATTCTCAAATACCACTCTAAAGCGATAACTGAGTTTGGGCATGAGCAAGCCTTGGTTACTGTTGCTTTGATCGCTTGCCAAGGGCACTGTCATTCTTGTTAATGATGAAACGGCCATATTTGTAATCTCCTATGCATTTATTTACCTCTGCCGAGGCCAAAAAAAATGGGGTGTTTCCACCCCATTTTCTGTTCTAACGGTGTCGTTAGATGCTGGTTTGAGTCGCGCTTTGTGAGTTTGCAATGGTACCAGTGGCTTGTATACGCAGAGGAATGTAGATAAATTCCACTGCTTTTACAGGTTCGATAGCAATGTCCACCCACAGTTCGTTGGCATCAATTCTAGCAGGTGTGTTGTTGGAATCATCACACACCACCAAGAAGTCATAGATACCACGCTTGGCCACCAGGTCGATACATAGCGCATTGACTGCATTGGTGACTTCATTCCTGGTGATCTGATCGTTGGGTTCAAACAGGAACTGCTTGCCAATCTCTTGCAATCTACCACGCATGAATCCTATCAGTCGTGCTACGTTGATCCGATCCAGCGCAGATGCCTGCCCATAAATGGTCTTGTTGCCAAAGTTTGTGATGCCCACACCCGGAATAAACGTGATTGGATTGATATTGTTTAGATACTCAATGTCACGCAGGCCTTGATTGTTGCCTATGGTCACAAACTCACCGGTAAGGGCATTGATATATCCAATTCTTTGAGCATTATCAATCACACCTCGACGTGTGCCTGCAGGAGCCAGCCATGGGTAACTTACCGAATCACTTCGAATAATGGTGCGTACCATCATGTGGCTAGGTGCGGTGACCACTAGGCTTCCGCCCAGATCGGTGGTCTGGCAACTGGGATAGAACACGCCAGCATAAGCTGAAGTGTTGGTTAATCCGTCATTGGCAAATACACCAAGTCCGTTGTTGTTTGTGGCCCATGCTGTGATGTCAGCAGCATTGGCAGACAAACGCATGGGTGTATCACCTACCACAAATCCTGTGTCATTGCGCTCGTTGTTCAATGCAATCATGTTGGGTATCAGTTCAGGATATGATGTACATGCCTGTAGATTGAATAGTGCTTGGTCTTCACGCAGAGTCACACTGGTATCTATGGCAGATTTCAATGCAGCCACTATCAGACTGCGTTGCGCAAAACGACCCATGTTAGGCGAACCATCATCGCGATTGCCGGATGCTGTTACCCATGAATTGGTTTGTAACAGGTCCCAATATGATGTTTGTGTGGCAGGATTTTGATTTGTGCCGGATTGGATGGCAACATACAGCACCGCATTGTACAACACCTGATCGCCCACAGCATATGTTGTGCTGCTGGACCATGAGGAATAGTTCAAAGTCTGAGCATTAAAGTATCCTACCTGGAAACTTTTAACATTGAAACCAGAACGACGGGTGTTAAACAACAGCATGCCTGCTGGATACAAGGTGTAATCCGGTGCATCTGCATCCAGATAGTTGCTGGTCAGCAACGATGTGATGGTTGGAATAGCATCTGATATAGGATTCACAGTGCCGGTACTGCTCCAACGTGCATCAGCAAACAACACACCATTTGATGTGGTCTGGTCGGTGTTGTCAATCAATACCCATTGATTCACGCCAGACACTTGTTGCCAACGCTTGATCACAGGGTAGATCTCAAGATCGGATGTGTCTATCCATAGATCACCATACACCAAAGGTGTACCATCAGTCTGTGTGGTAGGAGCAGTGGCAGAAATAATAGGACCGGTTGGGTTGGTTGTACTGAGATTGTATCCACGTGTGTCGTTGGTGTCATTTTGATAACCCACCCATCCTGATCCGCTCTGAATCATGATATCTACCTGACTAGGTGTGGAATAATACCAGTAAGTTCCGTCTGCTGGATCTTGATTGGGTGCCACTGCACTGGCTGTGTATGTTAATGGAATCCATCCACTGAGTTGCAGGTATTCTTCCGCGTTGCCATCCACAATATTTCTGCAACCTGTGGTACTGGTGGTGAATCCAGCACTGGTGATTGGAGTTCCTGTGACATTTTGCAGCAGTATCACACCACCTTGGCTTTGTGTCAATACGATAGCACCTGTGCTGTTTACTGTGGCCACAACATAAGGCAAACCTGCCGAACTTACAGCAGTTACAAAATCCGCAGTGGTATTACCATTCACAGTCACAGTCACAGTATTGGTAAGTGCTCCTGAATTTGCTATGCTGGTGGTAATGGTAAACTGATTGCCACTGACTACCACCGGAGTTGAGGTGCTGCCTGTGATCACTGTGGCTCCGCCAGGACTGCGTTCAAATACTTGCAAAGTATAGGTACTGTTGTATGGATAGGACATCACACTGCTGGCTGCTGGATCCACGTTGTACTGTGTATAAGTTGTGCCTGCAGGAATATTACGTCCACCACCTGTGGGATCCAGGGCTGCATTTGCATTCCAGTCATTTTCGTACACCAAAGCAGGCTGCTGGATCCATTGTGCCAAAGCTGTGTTGTATTTTTCTATTGCTATGGAAGTGCCCAGGTTCTGCGGAGTGATCTTGTTCCAAACACTGCCTGTGGGGCGAGGTGTCACGTCAGTGGTTCTCCAACGTGGATTTTGGTAGTTGGCACTTTGTTGCAGGCCAGGCGCATAGTATGTGACTTCTGCTGTGAGACCCAGTGTGGTCAACAGGCCTGATGTGGAACCTGTGGAACTGATACGGATGATACCATCATCTGCGGTGGATCCGTCAGCTGTGGCTGAGCTGTCTGCAAACAAACTTAACTTGTTGTTGATCACGGCAGAGTACACACCAGTAATGTTGGCTGTGTTGATTGCGTTGCTGAGACCTTGGATGGTGTTGTTACTGGCAGCAGGTACTGCAACAGTTACACCATTTATCACAATGGTATTGCCCGCGGTAAGAGTGGTTGTCACTGCATTGGC